TTTATTTTTATTAATATTCTTTACTTAATATTAATTTTTTATTTCCTCCTTCTGATGTATCATAAACTACAAAATGAACTTCTGGGTATAATTTGCTTAATTCATCTTCTATAAACTCAACCATCGCTTTAACGTTTCTTATATCGTCATCAGAAAATCCCATTGAAACTTTTGTGTACTTTCCACTGTTGACTAATTTTTCAGCGTTTGAGAAAACCTTTTTAAGAAAATGTGCTAACGCAACTTTTTTAGAGTGTTCAGGATTTGCCGCTCCACCACTAACAGGTAAATCAAATCTTTGACCAAATTCTTTTGAAGAGACAGGATAATACTCACCTTTTTCATCTAAATATAAATCAATAATTTGGTCGTCATTTAATTCATCTAATTTGAAGAATTCAGAATCACCTTCATATTCTAAACTATCTTTAATGTTTCTAACCATTTCTTCTTTTTGAGAATCCGTCAACATTTCATCAATAAACAATCTCACACCTTCTTTAATCGCTTCAGGGTTATGTCCTCTTGCGGTGTTAATTGCAAATGGATTACCATATATTAAAGTTTCTATAAACTTATTAATACTAGGTGCAAAATCTTTTTTATCTATAGCCTCTTTAGTATCTTCTAAAAAGGTATCGTAACTTGTGAAATCTCTAAATGGATTTTCATCAAAACCAACAATCATTTCACCATTATATTTAAAAGGTTCACTACCAATTAAATGTCTAAAATGAGCAAATTCGTGAGTTGACATTCCAATTGAATTTCCATTATCCGATTTTAAATAAATTTTAGTTGGCATATTCAATATATTGTCATCCCAATCTAAAACATACATTCTAAGATTTCTTTCCGTTATACGTTTTTTAATATATCTTTGTTGTGATTCGGTAATAATAAGTTTCATTATAATTATTTTTAATATAAATATTAGTATAAATAAAAAACCCCTCACTTGGAGGGGTTATTTTTATTAATCTATTTTTATTAGATATTCTCAAACGACGCACCTGTTGGTGTGATGTAGAATGTAATATCAATAAATTCTAACGATTTTGTTGGTTTGATGTAGATTTTACCTGTCATTTGGTTTCTATCTAAATCAGCCGTATCGTTTGATACTGTTACACGGAAATCGTATAAACCTCTATCTCTTCTGATTGAATCTAAGATTGGGTTAACTGCGTCTAAGAAATCTTGTCTAACTTTTTGGTCATTTTGTTCAAACAATAATCTTACTGAAACCGCTGATATTAATTTACGTGCTTGTAACAATAATCGTCTTACGTTTATTCTGTCTAATGCAGATTCTCTAATTTGTAGAGTTTTATTACCCCAAATTACAGTTCCCACATCTGAGAAAGTAGCGATTGGGTTAATTCTACCTTTGTAAAGAACGTCTCTATCTTCTTGAGTTAACTTCTTACGAGCCTTAATTGCATTTACGATACCTCTTGTGTAACCCGCCGCAGCGAACCAAGGGAATGCGATGTTATCTGTTAACGCTAAGTTTCTTGTTACCTCAGCCGTTGGTGGTAAGTAGATTTGTGTGTTATTAACACTATCTCTTGTTAATACCCAAGGGTAATAAGTTGCAGTGTAGTTAGAATCTATACCTGTAGTTTCTAAGTTATCAACCGCCTCTTGAGGATAAATCATATCAGCAGTATCACCCGGTGTTGAAACAAACATGTTGTAGTCAGGTGTTGTACAAATATAAATTGAATCCGCTCTATCGTTTTCAATCATATCAATAGCACTCTCAACTAAATCTGAGTGATTTAAGTAATCAATACCCGGTGTTGTAAATACGTTAATGTTTACCGCTTCAGGGTTTGAGAAACTTCTTTGACCTAACAAGTAAGCGTAGTAGTCAGTGTTTGCCCAATCTTGAGTATTATCACCAACTGTGATTTGTTTAAACGCTCCCCAACCTGTTGCAGTAGGATATTTAACTGAAGGACAAGACCCACGTAAGTAACCACTTCTACCTAATACGAATCTATCAGTGTTAGTTCTATTTTCTCTGTAGATATCCCAACCATCAAAACCACCTGTTACTAAGAACGTAAATTTACGTGCGAATAATCTGTAGTATGGGTTAGATTCGTTATCAGGGTCAGAACTAAAGTTAGCAGAACCAACATAGAATCTTGTAGTTGCACTTGTAACTGCCGATAACACAAAACGAGCTTCGTCATTATTGTAAACTTTTTCGTAGAATGTGTTATTAATTGTAATACCTGAAGCTCTATTATCCATATGGAAACCTTTTGTCTTGGTATCCCAAATGTTAGCAGATACTGCAGTACAAATATCTAACGGTAATTGTTTACCTTTATAACCTGTGAAGTCAACATCATAACCTATTGTATCTGAGAAACCTAAATAGGTTCTTCTAATATTATCACCTGAAGATTTAATAATATCGTCAGCTCCTGATGATAAACCAAATGGTGGGTTGTAAACAACTTCACCCGGATAGTCGTATTTAGTTTTGAAAATTGGGAAAGGTGATTTAGAACCTGTATATGTTCTAACATCGTATCCATCAAAACCACAAGGTAATGCGTCTGACGGTGCGTTTTCATTCACCTCAACCATCACATATTTTGATTTTAATTCGTATTCACCATCCGCAGTACCAATTTTTTTAGCAATATAGTTATTTTGGTTCATATCCATAGAACAGTTTGTGAACTTTTCAATAACTACAGGGGCAGAATCCGAATCAAAGAAATCTCTAACTAACACATCAAATGTTCCATTACCGAATGAAATATTTGCGATTGAAATTTTAACTTCAGTGTTTGCTGAATCACCATCAGAAATTGTTGTGAATTTAAATAAGTTATAAACTTTATTACCTCTTAATTCAGATACAACCCAAGGTGATGTTGGTGATTGATATTTTTCTAAGTAATATCCTATTGATGTTGGGTCAGCACCTTGTCTTGCGTCAGGTAATGCCGTTAAGTCAACATTTAAACCTCTAATAAATCCTTTTCTCCAACCATAATTTAATAATGATTGATATCTTTCTTCAACAAATATTGGAACAGTAACTCTATCTTTAGAAAAATTAGATGAACCTAATACTTTACTAATAAATTTAGAATCTGAATTACTGAAAGACACTTCAAAAGAATAGTTATTACCATCTTTATCTGTAACATCAATTTCAAATGTTGAATATGGGTTTTTAGTTACACCTGAATATATACCTGTTGTGTTTAATGAAACATCAGTCAATCCTGAAACTTGATAAACAGCACCACTATCATTTGAATAATTAGCGATACCTCTTGAACGAATAGTTGCAATAACTAAATCGTCAAAATCTTTATATGCTTCAGCAACATATTCATAGTATACACCTGATAATTTACCCGTATAACAGAATATTGGTTCAACAGTAGTCGTAGTAGTTGTTGTTGTACTTACAGGATTACAAGGGTCAGTTGTTGTAGTAGTTGTTGTAGGTGCAACTGTTGTAGTTATACCTGAAGGTATATAAGTTAAATCAGTTACAGTTGTATAAAAAGATGAACCTGTATATTGAGCTCCACCAATATTGTCAAATAATGCGTAATACCAAGGGTCATTAACAGGTGCTGAATAATTGATTAAATCAGCATTTAAGTTTTCAACTTGGAATACGTTAGTTTTAGCAGTATAACCATATGATGTGTTAGCGGTATATTGTAATTCAGGTATTGGACCAAAGTAATAAACTGACGTTGCTTCAGTTGATGTATCCTTCATTACCTCAAACGCTTGGTTTTTCAATTGACTATCCAAAGTAGAGATTTTACCATTGAATTGTTCATAAGGTATTGTTAATTTTGCTAAAATTTCATCAGGGATTGTTGTATTATCAAATGTGATATTTGTCACACTATCAGTACATCCTGTAAATTCAATATCAAATGATATTGCTTTATAAGTGACACATTCTGTCTCACAATTAGCGGTAATTGAACTTAAACATAAATATTGTACAGTTGTTGGGTCAACGTTACCTTTAGTTGTGATTGACCAAGATGGTCCTGCATCATATCCCGACAATCCTAAAACTCTAGTTACAAACAATTGATTTGATTGTTGTAAATATGATTTAGCGATATACGATGCCTCGTATTTTGGAATTTGAGTATTTATGAACTTCTCAGGTGAAGTACCTCCAAAGAAAGTTGAGAATTCGTCATAGTTTCGGATAAAAATAGGTTCAAAAGCCGGACCTTTTAAAGTCTCCCCTACGATACCTAATGTAGTTACACCTACACTTTGTGCTACGAAACTCAAATCAACTTCAGATGTATATACACCTGGTGAAACAAATACTTTACTGTTTGTTGATGTTGCCATTAGTTTTTTTATTTCGTTATTTTATTTATTTATTTGATAAATATTCTTTAAAAAACCAAAATACTTTACTTTCTACGAGGTATTTATATTTTAGGTAGAATAATTTCTTCCTTTTTTCTGCTATGAGTGATAAAGATAAAAAGATTAAGAATTTGAAGATTTCGGAAGAAGTACACGAAATTTTAAGACAATACTGTGATAAACGAGGTATAAAAATATATCGTTTTTTAGAAAGATTGATAATAGAAAAGTGTAAAGATAAACCTGATATTTACGGTGAAAATTAGATTAACAAATTATTTAACACTAATGATGAATCTTGAGTTTCATCTTTTTTAGTTATGATAATTTTTAGTACGTCATTTGTGTTAATCTGTATCTGAGGGATGTTTTCCCCATAATAATTGTTATTAATATAAATGTCGTATGATTGTATGTTAGTCATTTCACCAACATTAAGGTCAACATTATAATCAAATAACTGTGTTATAGTTTTATTACCATTTAAAAATAAAACATCCATAGTTGTACTACTTGGATTTGTGTTATTTTTTTGTTGTTTTCTTGATAATTGAGTATCCACTTCATAAGCAATTAATGACCTATTAACCGCTGGAGTTATTTCAAATTCATCCTCGTCAATTAAAAAACCTAACATTGTGAATTCGTAACTTTGTACATAATATTTTCTTTTTTCTAAATCACTAACAGATTCATCCGAGATACCACCTTGAATAATTGGAATGTAATGACCTTTGATATTAGTATAGGCTTGTTTTGATGCAAATTTTTCTAACACAATTTGGTTGAATTTATTTAATTCCCTCATTCTATTACAAGTTATCTTAACTTGAAATGTAATATCAATCGGTACAGGTTGGGGAATTTTATAAACATCAACTCCGTTTCTTTGTCCGTCAAATGTTGGGACTTGAGCATAAAAATATTGTCGTCTGTTTGGTATATTGTAAACGGTTGACGGATTAGAACCATACTTAACTTCAGGTACTCTTACAACCGTAATAAATGGGGGTTCTACGTTTTTATCTAAATTCTGAATATCCCAAGTTTGAGTAAATTGAGCCCAATTTTGAGTAGTGATTAAAATATTAATCATTGGAATAACTTTACCTGAAACAACAGTCTTTAAATCGTTTTTAACAAATTCTAACATCCCACCGTCTAAATCTTCATGTAAGATTGATTTTGGTAGATAAGTACCGTCACGATTGATTTTATCAACTAATTCGTGTCGTCTATCCAATAAGATTTTTGATTCTGTTAAATCAATATTTTTCTTTATATTATTTTTTTTAGGTAAACCCATTTTAATATACTTTCAATTATTATTATTTACAATCCTCTAAATTCGTTATCCATAACCGCAGACGCTAAAATAGTTCTGAAATATGGAACAGTTCCTCCGTAAGTGTGTTTGTTATCCGAAACAACCCTTCCGTCATTATTAACTGTGTAGTAACGAACACGATTTTCAGTTTCATAGTATCCAATGTAGTCTCCAAATTCAATATCAATACCTAACTCATCTAATTGTGATTGATACACTGAAACTTTTAAACCACCAGGTTCAAACTGATTAATTTTACTATTACCGACCATTTTATTTTCAGGGGCCATAATTTGAACGTAACCTTTAAACTCAACAGGTGGTAAAAATTTAATACCATCTGATAACGCCTCACCATATACGTTATCAAGATTAGTTTTAGATTTATCTATTCTATATAAAACTAATGTGAAATTCATATCACCGTGAAGCCATTCTTCACCCATTCGTATATCAAGGTTAAAATCTTCCGCACCGAAAAATTTACCTAATCTTGTAATTGGAACTTTATTATCAGACATATTGATAAATATCTAAAATTTATTATTTTTTATAAAAATTATGTTTTGGAAGAAATAAATAAAGATAATTTAACCATAGAACAGAAAGCACTCAAAGCACTTGAGACATATAGTGGTGCGAATAATTATATATTAAAATTAATAGACAAAAAAAATAAAAATAAAAAATTTCACCCTACAAGGTCACAATCAGATTATATCTTAACTTATATTGATACAACACCTAAAGTTGCTAAAAAATGGGTTGAACTTGACCCTTATTTCGCTAAAAAAATTGCCGATGAAAAATTACTAACTGAAGTTCCAAAAGAAATTTGGGTTGAGAAATTATTAGTTGAAAAAGAAAAGTCATACCACATTTGGGGGAAAATTAATTCAGGTGATACCATTTCTGAAATGTGGATGCCTAAAGGTGCGTTAATTAAAACACACAAAACTGAAGAAGTTATTATTGATTATACTAAATATTCTCACAGACCCCCACTTAATCATCAAAAAGAGGCTATTGAAAAATTAACAGGTTCTAAAAGATTTATATTGGCTGATGATATGGGTTTGGGTAAAACCACGTCAACAATTATTGCTGCGTTAGAAACAGGTGTCAAAAAAGTATTAATAATATGTCCCGCATCACTGAAAATTAACTGGCAACGTGAGATTGAAAATTACAGTGACAGAAGTGTGTACATTGCAGAAGGAAAAAACTTTTCAACTGAACACGATTTTGTAATCGTTAATTATGATATATTAAAAAACTTTCACGAATTAAAGTCAAAGAAGGAAACTATTATGGATAAATTTAATCCTGAATTGATAATAATTGATGAAGCACATTACATACAAAACGGTCAAGCACAACGAACTAAATTAGTTAACGATTTCGCATCAAAGTCTAAATATCTATGGTTATTAACAGGTACACCTATGACTTCAAGACCAATGAACTATTATAATTTGTTAAATTTAATTGAAAGTCCTGTGGCTCAAAATTGGATGGCTTACGCGATTAGATATTGTCAGGGGTATCAATTTATGGCGGGTAAACGAAAAGTTTGGAATACATCAGGTGCGTCAAATTTAGAAGAACTTAGAGATAGAACATCAAGACAAGTATTAAGAAGATTAAAAACTGAGGTGCTAGATTTACCTGACAAAATAATAACACCGGTATATCTTAGATTAAAATCTAAAGAATACGAAAATGAAGTTGGTGAATACTATGAATGGTATGATACCAAAAAAGAAGAGTCTAAGTCATTAACAATACAATTCAGTAAGTTAATGAAAGTTAGACAGATAATAGCCGAAGAAAAAATTAAACATACAATAGAATTAGCCCAAAATATTATTGACCAAGATAAAAAGGTAATAATATTTACTAACTTTACAGATACATTAAAAAGAATTCACGAACACTTTGGTAAACAATCGGTTTACTTAGACGGTTCTTGTACTAAACCACAAAGACAATACGCAGTTGACCAATTTCAAGAAAATGACAAAATTAAAGTTTTTGTCGGAAACTTAAAAGCCGCGGGTGTCGGAATTACTCTCACCGCTGGTGAGGCTTGTATTATGAATGACTTATCATTTGTTCCTTCAGACCATTCTCAGGCTGAAGACCGAGCGTATAGATATGGTCAAAAATCAAATGTATCCGTTTACTATCCAATATTTGAAAACACAATTGAAGGTGTTATTTATGATATCCTATCAAGTAAGAAAAATATTTTTGAAACAGTAATGGGTGACAATATTGATAAGAGTGATTTTATTGGGGAATTAATGAACAAGATTAATACTTTAAGATAATTTGAATCTTCGGCTTATTTATATGATATAGATAAGTAATATGAACACATTAGAACAAAAAATCAATTTAATTACAGAAAAATTAGAAAAAATTGATATAGAAAAAAACAAAAATTTATTTTTAACTGAAATGAAAAAAATAGGGATTGAAAAACTTCCCTATTCTTATTCTTCATTAAAACAATTTATTGATGCCGAAACAATGTCTTACCATTATAATAAACATTATAAAGGATACGTTGAGAAATTAAATGACGCGTTAAAAAAGTCAAATCAAGGTGATGTTGAATTAGAAGAAATTATTAAAAGTATTAGTAAATACAATAAAACAATCCGTAATAATGCCGGTGGGGCTTTTAACCACGCGTTGTTTTGGAAAATGTTAACACCGTCACCACAAAAACCATCAGGTAAAGTTTATTCCAAAATTATAAAACAATTTGGTAGTTTTTCAGAATTCAAAACTAAGTTTGAGGAAATTGCTAAACAAAGATTTGGTTCAGGATGGGTGTGGTTAGTTTTAACTAAACGTAATACGTTAAAAATTGTTACAACCCCAAACCAAGATAACCCATTAATGAACGTTATTAAAAACGGGGGATATCCTTTATTAGGATTGGATTTATGGGAACACGCCTATTATTTGAAATACCGAAACAAAAGAGACGAATATATAAAAAACTTTTGGAAATGTGTTAATTGGAAATTTGTTGAGGAATTATACTCAATGAAAATGAAAACAAAATTAAATGAAAGTGTAGGTATTAAAACATTATTAAACGAATCAAAAGATTTAGTTTGTACCGGAAAAGAAGTTGAGGAAATTAGAACATTATTTAATACTAATCCGTCGGTAAAAGATTTATACAAAAATTCAATTAATCAAATATTAAAAGTTGTACTATCCAAACATTATTATGATAGAGGTAAGTACTCACCTGATTCTGCATCAGGAATTTATGATTTAGAAAATAATGGTAGGTCTGTTATAAATAAACTTAACACTAATTACAGTTGTTTTTGTCAGTTAAAAAAAGATATTAATGTTGTTATAACTAAGATGGGTAAATCACCTATTGATTTTACTAATAAATCTAATACCGACCAAGTTAATGAATGTCAAAGATTTGTAAACGCCTTGAATTATTTTAAAACAAGAATCTTTGATACCTCATCATCAACATTTGAAAAATTAATGAAAATATTAAACACTACAAATAGTTGGGGTGATTTTAGGGAAGTTTATGTTGTTGAAAAATTAAAAGAGATTTTTGGTCAAGATAAGGTGACAAAAACAGGTGACCTTGGTAGTATGAAAGATATGATTGGTGGTGTTGACTGTGAGGTGGTAACTAGTTCAGGACTTAAAACGGGACAAATAAAACCATTTCAAAATGTTAAAGACGATGGTAATAATATGACAATATATGGTTCAGGTAGTGTTACACCGTATAAAACAGATTGGATTATTTTTATGAATAATCAAAATAAAATCTTGGTATTTAAAAATGACAATACTAAAATCGTTAATGGAAACTTTGTTTTCCCTAAGAACGATTTAATTTATACTTTGGTTTGATATTTATATATAAAAAAGAATTATGTCAGTTATACCAGAACCACATAGAAGTGACTTATATAAAAAAGTAAGACACTTGTTAGGAGCTCCATTACGTTCAGTTGAATTGGACGATGAACAAATGGATACTCTTTTAGAATTTTCCATTGATGATTACTCAGAACAAGTACAAAATTGGTTAATTGAGTCTCAATGGACTTCATTATACAATTTAAACTTAGATACTCAATCGTTATCACGAGCGTTTATAACTAAAAGTTTAGATTTTGAAACAAGATATAGTTACGCATATTCTAAAATTGTTGGTTTACAAGCCGGTGGTGATTGGGAATTGAAAAAAGATTTTGTACAATTACAACCTAATCAACAAATTTATGAAATACCTGCGGGTAGGGAAATCAATGAGGTTTTATGGTTTACACCTGCAACTTTGAATAACTTATTATTTGACCCTTGGACTTTTGGTTCATTAGGTGCAGGTGGTATTGGTGGACCCGGTGGTTATTCACAAATGGGTATGTCAGGGTCTTTCTTTATGATGCCAGCATTTGATATTATGTTAAGGATGCAAGAGATTAATATTCAGAAAAGAATTATTAGTAGTGAAATGACTTATAGAATAACGGCATTACCTGAAGGTAAGAAGGCGTTACATTTAATGAATACACCTGGTGGTAAATTTGATTTTGGTAGTTCATCATTAATGAGAGGTAAAGTTTGGTATTGGTATTATGATACTGAAGGCGCTGACCGTGATAAATGTTTAAAAGATAATCCTGATATTATCAAATTACCATCTGATGTTCCTTTTGATAAAATGAGTTGGAGTGATTTAAATCAACCGGCACAAGTTTGGGTTAGACGTTGGTTTGTTGCTTCGTGTAAAGAAACATTATCAAAAGTTCGTGGTAAATATAGCGGTAACTTAAAAACACCTGATTCAGAATTAACTATGGATTATCAATCATTGGCAACCGAAGGTAAAGATGAAAAGACTAAATTAATTGAAGAATTGACGGGTGCTGAGGGTAGATTAACAAGATTGAAACCTGATAAAGTTATGGAACGTGAAGCGTTGTTGGCAGAAAACTTAAATAAACAAATGAAATTTAGGGCGTTCCCAAGACAATTTTATGTAATATAAATGAATACAATTAGAAAAACTGTGGGAGAAAAAACATATTTTAGAGGTATTGGTGAACCAATATCTAGAATCGTAACTGATTCAGTTTATAAAACTAATGGTGAATACTTTATCGTTATTAAAGACACTGAGAATTGTAAATTAATTTTAGATTCAACAACTACAAATCATATACGAGTTAAAGCACTAACTAAAGTTCTTATTAGTCCTTTAATTGGTAAAATTGATGAAGAGTGGGATGAGATATTTATTGATAAAGGTGCTTGTGTTGAATTTTTACAATTAGATAATGATTGGTATATAGTATCTTCAGATGGTCTTAAACTTAATTAAATCCACAGGGGGAAATTGATTTCCCTCTGTGAATTTTAAAATCTTATAACAACTTAAATATTAATAATTTAAGTTGTTTTTTTTTGTCTTAAACATACTCTTCCCAACCCTCTTCGGCTAATTCATAAATATAATTAGGTTCTACACCTCGTTTCTCCCAATATAATAATTCGTCTTTAGTAATTGTCGCCAAATCCTCAACAGTATCTTGGTCACCAGGTTCAAACGGATGACCACTAATCAATTCACATTGGTCGGTAGTAAAGAAACCTCTTTCTTCAGGGTCTTTAACTAATAAACTTTTTCTAACCTCATCTTTAAATACAACTAACAAAGGTCCGATACGTTTATTAAAAGTATCAATAGCCCTTGGGACATTGTATTCACCTAACATATCAGGATTAGACTCAATTTCAGAACTTTCTAACATATAACAGTTAAGTTTAATTACTGAATCAGTACTTGCAAGTCTATATGCGATATCCGTTGGAATACCTGTATTCGCCTCTTTATTTTTAGAATTACTACGAACCCAGTTATCATTAGACCAAGATTGTTCCCAACCATTCTCAAGTAGAAATTTTTCTTTTTCTTTAAATGATTTAGTTAATTTAGTTGAATCTGAGAAGAACAATTCAATTTGTTCATCATTCCATCCCGCTTTAGGTCTATTTACTTTTTGAACATCCCCTTGAGACGACCTGTTACCATTATTAACATAATATATAACATCCCCTAAATTAACATTTAAATTATGTTTAAGGGCTAATTCCATATGAGCCATTCTTGACATTGCACCACCCGACTTTGTTTTTTGAGTTGCACGTTTATGATAATCGTCAAGACTTAATTTAACTTTAGCACGTTGAGCAATCTTCATCAATGGAATTTGTTGGTTGAATATCTTAGTTAGGTATTCATAATACCACTCAACAAATTCTTTACCTTTACCCTCAAGTAATTGTTTCACACCCTTATCTAAGAAGTCCTCAATGTATAATGGTAATTTCTTAGATTTGATTGTGTTACCTGTTAATTTAACTTTACCGTTATGTTCTAAGGTTGCGTAGTTCTTTCTTGCTAAGTTGATACAAGAATCCCAAGTTCCGTCACAGTCAAGACCCATTTCACCTTTCATAAACATATCATTATATTCGGCAACATCGGCATCATAACCTTTATATTCTTTCCCTTCTTTAACTAACCAATTGTTTCCTTTACCAATGTAAACTCTATCATCAACACCTTCAGGTGGTAATGAGAAGTTCATACCATCCGTATCACATACAAGTGGGGTATAACCTTTCTTCATAAAGAACTTCATCATCTGTCTTAGGTATTGTCTTCCTGTACAAGTAATCTGTTCACCCATAAACATATCACCCCAAGCAAATACTTGTGGTGCGGATAACGCACCGAATAGGGAGTTAATAAAAATCTTAATAGGTAACTGTTTACGGTCATATGCTAACGATTTAACCTTATCAATGGACTTATACTCAGACGCAAGATTTTTGTACTTAATACGGGTATTTCTGAAATACGCTAACAATCCTTTCATCGCACCCATAACGTCACATTTAGGGAACACTTCGTGAACTAATTGTATTGACGGATATAGTGACGAGAAGTCAAGTTTTAATACATCTTTAGAATAACCAACACGTAACAATCTTGAAAGACCACCAACGAACTCTGTCTTTTGTTCTTTTTCAGGAATTGCTAATTTATATTTATAAGACCATGCCAACATAATCATTTTCCACAATGTGGCAGTACCCATAGTTGATACTCTTTCATATGTTGTCGGTACTAATGATGCAAGTAAGAATGTTCCTTGGTTAAACTGTTCGTCAACCACCAAGGTTTCTTCTAAGTCATCGTCAAGATAACGCTCAACTAAATCATCACCTGTCGTTCTAATATATGTTTTAGGATTTTTTTCACATATTAAATCAATGTTACTATCAACACCAACTTTACGGTAATTACCATTTTTAATATTTAACCAATATTCTTCTTTTTTTGCGTAGAAGGGACCAATATCAAGGTGGTCAATATATACACGGTCTTTAGCCTCAGCGTCAATGTATTTCGTTATATACTTCAAACCTGCGGACTTAATCGCAGAATTAATCGCTTGAGCTCTACGGACTGAATGAATAATATCAATAACATTATAACCCCACATTTGAACTTGGTTAAATCTCTCAACCTCATTCGCGAGTTTCAACATACTCTCTTTTTGTTTTATATTTTCACTTGGTCTAAGTGTTTTAGAAACACGTTTAATATCAATATTTAACGCTTTACAACGTTCAAATATCCAATACCAGTCAAAGTTTGCTGAGTTGTAACCTCCAATAATACTTGGTTTTAATTCATCTATAATGTTAAAAAACTCTACAAGACCTCTACGTTCATCGTCTTCATTAGAACACTCAATCACCTTACGGTAACCTTTATTTGTTTTAATTCCAATCATAAATATACGACCATCTTTAGGTTCTAAAGCGGTCGTCTCAAGGTCAAATACAAATCTTGTGATATCATCGTAAGATTCATATCCTTTAAATAATCTTTTTTCTCTTGAAATGAGGTATTGTTCTACCGGTGGTAATATCAATATTTTATCTTTGGTTCTTTCACCCCAAGGGTCTACACCACCATCACGGAAAAATTGAATTAATGAACGATAACCCTTTAATGATTTAACCATATATTTTAAACCATTTTCAAGTCTATCATTGGATTCTCCATTTTCATCAGTAGTTCTTAAACGTTCAATAAGGATACCGTGTTTGGACATACCTTCTTTTTGTTGGGCTTTTGACGATTGATAAAAATTTAAACCACGTAAATCACCAACCCACGCAAATGATGTGAATGTATCTTTTCTAATTTCTTTACCTTTTCCTGGGATTTCTTTGACTTTATAGATGCAGTCACCTGCGTAGTCAAACTCAATAGCAACGATGTGTTCTTCAGGGTCGTTCCCTTCCAAGAACGACTTAATTTCTTCTTCGTTTATCATATAATTAATTTATAATGGTTTATTAGCAATCACCACTTTGGTGACGTTTACCTTACTACAAATAATTATAAGATAGTCTATCTATAAAATCAAATGATTATTTTTGATTAACTAAACGATAATTTGTGTATACTCTAAGTAATGAATTATCATATTTTTTTAATAAATCATTTTTAATATTGATAGATTCTATAATAGTAAACGAAGTAGCATTTTCAAAACTTTCAGTCCAAACATCGTTCTCAAACGAAACCAAAAAGTTATTATCAGTTAATCTTTGTATTTTTCTAGCCATATTAATATAAATAAATTGTGATTGGTGTATAATATAAAAGGTTATCAGAAAACTCACCAAGGAAAGGGTCTATTGTTATTAATACAACATTACTTGATTGAGCATCAGTAAAAAATAAAAATTGTGGTAATGTTAAATTAAAATCATATGGTGGTGTTTGTTGTGTAAAACATTGAGTCAAAGGTGCTTTAAATTCTTGTTCATCTGTTAACGTATAAAAAATAAACAATCCAGGAGCACCACTTGGATTTGCTTCAACACCAACTTCAAAACCTAAACTGTTTTCTAACACATTCATAAAAAAGTCACCTAATGAAACTAATGTACTTCCATTACTCCATATTACATTAGGGTCACCAACACCTGTTCCTGTTGCAATAAAAACACAACCTGTAGTATTAATCTCACCAAAAATAACATCGGCAATAGGTGAAAAATCATCACCCGTTTGATAATCATTAATTGTATATTGTTCACCCGGTATTAATCCACCTATTGGTGGTTCAGTAGATGTTATAGAACCTGTTTGAAACAATTGAGCTCTAAACACTTTAGAAGGCTGAATATCCCCATATTTTAAATGGAAAGTTTGACCATTTAATTCATAAGGTATAGCTAAATTAGGGTCTGTGCTAGCACTATAATTTAATTCTGATATTGTTTTTCCTGTTAACATTATATTTTTGTTTATAAATATTAGTTTTATTTAAAATTTTAAAAAGAATCCTTCCATTACCGAAATATAATAACCTTCATTTGTAATAAATGGGTTATCTAATTGATTTTGGATATTAGGTGTTGGTGTCGGTGTTGTGGTCGGTGTTGGTGTAACTGTATTTGTGGGTGTCATACTTGGTGTAACACTTGGTAATGTAGTAGTTGTTGTTGTATAGTTTGGTGATTGTGTTATAATTGGTGATGTGGTTGTCGTTGTTGTATAGTTTGGTGATGGTGTCGGTGTACATACAGGACAACTTGGACAAGGTGTTGTAGTTGTTGTAGTAGTATAAGGACCGTTAACACAACAAGGAAATTCTGACACATAACAACTTTCATATGGTAAATCATCAGCAATAAATGATTCTTGAACGTATATGTTTAATTTTTCTCTAATTGGTAGAATTATAGTACCATCATCACTTCTTAATAAGAATTGACCTTCATATTTACCAACCCTATTAGTATCTTTAGACGTGAATTGATAATAAATATAATATTCAGGTTCTTGATTTGGGTCTAAAAAAGTTTTTTCCACAAAACCAGCAGGTCTAGTACTAATTTTTGGAACACCTGTATCTGTATCAACCATTGAAAAGAAAATAGCCGATAACTCAATAGTCTTCATAAAACTATTGTAATCACTTCTACCGTCTTTAACAACTTGTAATTTTAATAATGGTAATGTCGCATTTTTTTTTATGAAAAAATCCATCTATTGTTTTTATATATAAATAGTTCTTTTTTAAAAAAACAAAGGGGTCGATTTAGACCCCTTTTAACTTTCTTTTCTTAACCCCCTATCATAATGGTCAAATCTATTATGTTCGGTTGGTGTTAATAGTAATAAACCAAAATTTAAATTACCTTTTTTAAGTTCTTGATACATATGACTCATCCACGTTTGTTCGTAAGGATGTGCCCAAGTTGTCTCTAAAAACATTTTTCTACTACCTGATTTTGAAACAATTTGAGGCCAGTTACAATAATAAATTTCACCTGTAACATACGGTAATTCATCGTATATTTTAATGTTATTATATTTAACTTTAGGGGCATTTGGGTCAGTTCCTATTTCGGGTAATTTAGAATAGTCAGGCCAAAATTGTTCTCTAACTGTTTGGGGTACATTATACCAAGACCATTGTGTACTATTGTCACCAAAAAATTCTGTAAAGTTTAATTTAAGAAAATCAAAATTTTCTCTCTCAACAATATTAACTGATTTTTGATATAAGTTATTAACTTTTCTATTGAACCCATTTCTACAAACACCTTCTTGTGGGTAGAAGAACATATCATCTTCAAAGAAAAACATATACTCTAAATCTGATTTTTCAAAATGTTCAGCAATCCATTGTCTACCACCACAAATACCTAAATTTTCCATTTTAATATGTTCAAACCCATACTTTGTACAAATCTCACTATACTTAGGTGTTGTTGTTAAATCTGTTGAATTATCTAACAATATCTTTCTTGGTTTATTAATAAAATCAGTGTCATACGCTAACATTGAATCTATCAATGTTTGTAATTGATTTGGACTATTAAATCCGATAACATATAAACCAACGTTATTTTTATTTTTAGTGATATAGTTAGTTGACGGACTTATTTGATTATTTGTAGGTAATGACTTGTTAAGTTTTTCTTTAACTACTATATTATCATTTTTTAAATCTTCAAAAAATTTAGATAATAATCCGTTATTTTCAATTTCAATATAATTTACTAACTCAGGATAACGATATATCATAATAGAAAATAAACTTTCTTCAGTACCCATATACCCTTTATTAAGGGTGTCAGTTAACAATGAATAATATATTGAATTGATATTTGTTATATCATTTTTTGGTCCACCAAAAAATCCACCTCTACCAACAATATTTACATTGTTACCGGCATATTCGTTTAATTTAGTAATATCAAAACCATGAATTTCGGTATTAGTTTCATAAGGGAATGTAATAAATGTAAATTTACTAATATATTTGTCTATCTTATCTAAAACTTTATCGTGAGTAAAATAACCAGGATGTACTGTATTAACAATACCCGCATCTAACCAAAATAAATAATCAGAATTAAATTTATCCATAATTTTAGCATCGTGTAATAAAAACATTTTGCTCATAACCAATGGATTATAGAATTCTAAAGTTGCTTGTGTAGATTCTCTTAACCAACCAACTTGAGATAACCAATTTTCATCCGTTCTTATTTTTTGAATTAATTGATTGTAGTCATTGTTAATAAACCAATCTTTATTTCTTAAAATAAATTGTGTGTTGGAAACATCCCTTTTTGACATTACGAACTCTTGGAGTTTATCGTCCCCAAAAATTATCATGTTTTCTTCTATATCAAGTAATTGACCAAATTTATCAAGATAATGGGACATTGACCTTGCCCAATCATTTGATAATTTATCTCTACCGATATCCCATAAACCTGTTACAATAGTTGTTTTATTCATATTATGATATTTAATTTTTTATTTTACACACCCACACTACTTGTGTGAATTCATCTGACATAAACGGTGACAAGTTGTTCTCAATACAACAGACCTCAATATCAGAATCTTGAATTTCTAACCAATTCCATATTTTATTAACAATATTATTATTAAAATAATCAACATTAGGACCGTAATCGTGAGCCATAATGATGTCACCCGGCTTTAATAACTTTGATAATAAATTAAATTCGTGTTTTTTTTGACCACCATCACATAAAACTATTGTTGTACCATCTTGTTGGATGTAGTTTTTAATTTCGGTTTCATTAAGTATACTTGAATATCCGGGACCAAAAATATTTTCAATACGGACCTCTAAGTTATTATTGGTTTCCATATACTCAAATAATGAATGTTTTTCAGTAACATCATAACTAATAAATTTAGTATTTTCCATTGACATAGAATTTAATAAATTTCGTAGTAATAACGTCAAACCACCAAAAGCGGTCCCTATTTCTAAAATTTGTTTAGGATTTGTTGTGTTGAATAGTTCTTTAAATATTGGAGATATATTTTCATGTTGTTGAGTCATTATCCCCTCATACAAAAACCAACCTTTTAATTCTTCCATATGTTTTTACAAAAAAATTAAAGGATTTATATAAATAGTAAATTAAAATCTCAAACAGAATGTGTTATAAATTACCGTACTTTTCAAAGTATTCATTAATTCTATTAACATCTTTTGTAACAAAATAATTACCGTCAAAAAATTCAAGATTTTTTTTATGATTTTCTAAATCAATATTTCGTTGTTCATAATGGTCACCTCCGGTTACTACAGGGTGTTCAATATCAATTAAGAAATTAAATTGATTTGTGGATGGTAAAAATTGTTTAACTGCATTATAATGACCATCAGTATAAATTACTTCAGGATTAAAACCATCCGATAAATCAATTATTTTATGATGTATTATTGGAAAACAACTAGTTGGACTATCATTACTTATTGATACGATATGTTTAACTTTTCTTAAATTTTCAATTAAGTTATGATGATTAAGAATTCTAATATCATCATTTAAAAACGTTATAAAATATGAATTACTAAGTTTATAACCTTGATTTAAAAATGTCGGTAATGATGCGTATCCTGTTAATCTATCGTCAATAATAAATTTAATATCAAAATCAAATTTATCCGATAATATTTGATGTGAATTATAATCGTCAGTATCTAATCTAACAACAACCTCAACATCATCCTTATGGTTTTTAAAAGTTTCTGAAATATTATTTAATGTATTTTTTAACATTTCATATCTACCTCTTGAAGGTAATATAATTGACAATATCTTTTTTTTCATAATTTAACTATATGGTGGAAAATACCTTGATTTATTATCAACATTAGTTTGGTTATAAGTATTGGCAAAAAATAAAAAATTTGAGAACCATCCACAAATCCTCATAATTTTTTCCGATTTAGATATTGCGTACATTTCAAAAACAACTTCATTCATATAGTTTAATAATTCATCATCACTCAATCCTAATCCTCTAACTCCAGAATGGTCTACTAAATAATTAAAATCGTTAAAATAAAGATTATCAAATTTTTCATTTCTCAGAATTTCTTTCATTTTATCAAATTGACTGAAAAATAAAATAGGTTTATCTTTATGTTCTAAAATAAATTGTTTAATCCAATTTAAATTTTTAGTAATTTCATCATCTTGATTACTTAGTTCAAAAGGTCTATAATGGATAACATAAAAATTATCAGGATAATTTGATAATTTAGTTTCACAATATTTAGTAGTTTCTTCAGTTAACATTGATATTTTAGGTAAATCATCTCTAGTTTGCCATAATATAAAATTCTCTAAATTATCCACACCATCAACTTTTTCATCAACATAAACATAATAAATTTTTGAATTATCAAGTATTAATTCACAAGTATCTCTTTCTGGAAAATTACCTAATGCAGGATTAAAACTTCCTGTTGAATCAATTACCAAATCATCAATTAAATCAAAATTTAATATTTTACCAAAAATATCTCTATCATACGAATCCATTTTATATGGATTTAAAGTAAAGTCCACATACGCTTTAACAGTATACCCTAATTTTTTTAATTGTTCTTGTGTTACATATATTCTGTATAATACATCATAAGTACTTCCAAAACCAGCGTTAAAGTTTGATGTTATATATGCTTTCATTCGTAATTTAAAATGTCGTGCCAAACCATATATAATGGTTTAGGTTTATTACAACTTGGTTCCCAAAGTTCAAAATGATAATGGTCGTGTTCATTTGTTGCGTAAACATCAAATGTAAATGGTATCATAATATCTTTATTCTCATCGTGAGCAACTTTCATTATAGCCTCCTCAGTACATAGTACTTTTTTATCCATAACTTTTTCACAAGTTTCCCAAAAACTCTTTAAATAAGATTTCATTGAATTAGTGTCTCCACCTATCAAACCACCAATAGGGTACGGTCCTAAAAACCCGTAATCTAATATATTATTTTCTTGATAAAAACCATAACCAATTTGCGGTCCGTTACTTGTTAAACTAGCAACTTTACCGTCACAAATTTTATTTAGTTTGTCAAATATTTTAGTATTTAATAAATTTGTAAAATCGTATTGTGTAATTTCTTTATCAGCCCAAACAGGTCTTGTAACACCTATGTGATATTTTTTATCACCATACGGAACACAATACATCCAAGGGAAAATACCTGGGTGTTGTAAACCACAATCAATCCAATAAATTCTATCACAATCATCAAGTTCTTGTTCTAACGCTTGGAACTTACCCCACATAATTTCAGGTCCTCTACCACTTAAATCAGTATCAAAATTAACATCCCTAATTTCACTAATTTGTTTATGATATTTCATATCACTTAATTCAAGTAATTTAATTTCCAAATTAGTTAAATTATTATTTTCTTTTAAATCTAACAATTCTTGTTCATTTCTTTTATGTGTGTAACATATGATAGGATAATCAATTCCTTTACAATGACTAATTAGAGACCCTTGATATCTAGTTTTTAAAGATGTTCTCGTACTTTGGAATGGATACCCTTCAGCATCCATCCAATACGCAGTTATAATTTTAGTTTTCATATTAATTTTGTGTTAAAATCTTGTGTGTAAATCACCCGTTTTAGTGTAGAAATAAAAACAATCACTCATTAGTCTAAGCATTCCGTCATAAGAATATTTCATATCGGCTTCTAAAATTGAAATACCAATCTCAAATCCGTCAGGGTAATTTCTAATGTTATTAGCAATACTATACCATAAAAATTGTTCCCATCTTTGAACAAAGAATCTAAATTTCGCGTTATTTTTAAATACTAAAATTTGTTCATTCACACAGTGAGCGTCGTCCCATTTAGTATGTTCAAACACATCATAATCAAATAATTTTTCTCTAAAAAAACTTTGGTCAGGATTTTGTTTATGTGTTCCAATTGGTGCTGGACGTTCAAATAGACAATCTAAATTGTTTTGTTCCATATGGTCAAACATATTTAATATTTTTTGCTCGTCAAAACCTTTCCACACACCCCAATCACCATCAGTGAATATAATATAATCGTGATGTACATCAGGATTTTGTTTCTCAAAATCAATTATGTGTTTAAGGGATAAACATTTTAAATTTAAATGAAAATCAAAACCACCACCAGTACAATTTAATGAATATGGTTTTATTATATTTGTGTGAATTCTATCACCTTGATTTAACAACTCTTCATTAGTTGTTGTAATAAACAAATTACAATGTTGAGTTTTTTCTCTTAATTCATTGTAAAATTCTTTAGTTTTTGATTCATACGGTTCATTTACCGCTAACGTAGTAAAACAATACTTCATACTTTATAAATTTAATTCATTTAAAAATCTTAAACACTCCTCACCACTAGGAACTGTTGGTTTATCATTTTCATCTAATTGCATACCGATGAAAAATTTTTTATCGTCTCTAGGGATGTAAGTTTCTCTTTTATCAAACCCAAAATATGTTATTGAATTAGGGTTAATATTTTGAATATATTGATATAAGATTTCTTGGTCGTCACCCCATCTTAATTCCGACTTAGATATAAAGTCGTTCATATGTGTCTCAAAGTCAACTATTTTACCTTTAATACCAAATAAACCACTTGGTACAGGAGCATGCCAAGGATGGTCTCGTATTATAAAATACTCAGTACCTTCATCTAACCATCTATTAATATAATCAACTTCTCTTACCGATACTCTACTATCCAAATCTCTTGATAACGTAATATTATTATCAAAAAATGATAGATACCTCCAAAAATAAGGAAATGATAATGAAGGTTTACCGCCCACAACAACATCAGAGACATCAATAACTGTTGCACCTTTTTTTGATAATTCATCAATTTTGTCTAAATTAGTTAAATTTGGGTGGTAATAAATAACTGTTTTCCAATCAGGTAATAATAAGTTGTTAACTTCAATATTTTTTTCGGCACCAACGTAATACTTATCTTCATACCCAAATAAACTATAAGATATTATTTTTTCCATACTTAATCGTTAATAATTTTATCTAAAAATTCTAATATATAATCTTCATTAAAATATATAGGTAATTTATTTTCTTTGAAAATAGGTTCTTCAAAATAAGATTTTAATTTATTATTATCATTGTAAACCTCATCTAAATAATTTACTAATTCGTCAATAGATTCAAAGTCGTGAGCATTAATAAATGACTTAGGATTAAAACCTTCTTCTTCTATAAATTTATTACCGTAAAAAATAGGTATTGAGTTTGATGCGTATGCGTGAATTATTTTTTCTTGTGTTAAATAGTCAGTGTTAGTATATTGATATGCAATATTGAAAACAGAATCTGAAAAAAAGTTAATTTTATCTCTATATGTTAAACCATCAATTTTACCCATATAATCAGGGTTAGAGTAGTTATGGTATTTATGTGGATTTAAACCTTCTTCATCTTTTATTGTTGCCCTCCAAGGACCTGACGATTTTATCCAATGTTTTTCCATTATTTTATCAAATAAAATTTCTCTATCAGGATTATGACTTGCTTGAACAATACTACAAAAATGTTTTTTATTTTTGATAATTTCATCAAAATTTCTGGTATCTGTTAACCAACCAAATTCTGTGTCAAACATACCACCCTCATTATGTAAAACAAAGGCGTCAAGTACTAAAGTTGGAAATCTTAAATATCTTTCGTGATTAATATGTTCATAACCTAAACAATAATAATTGTTCCCTTTATTTAAATGTGAATTGAAGTCCGGTCTCGCTTCACCACTTAGAAATATTTTCTTAACCGAATCATCATACTCGTGAATACCTTTTACAATATCATTTGTGTAGTAATCAAGTTCATTCTCCCTATAAAATTGATTGGTATAAAATACTAAATCAGGGTTTTTAGAATCTATTACTACATTATATTTTTTTGATAAAATTTTATGGAAAAAATTTAACCAAGAAAAATTACCAACACCTGGGAAACTTGCTCTTGAAATTTTTATTGTTGTTTTCATTATTTGTATTTTTATTTTTTATAAATGTTATCTATATTAATAAACTCATATCTTGGTTCATCATCAACCTTTAAATTTACGTATTGACCAAAAACTTCATTATTTGAATTAGGTCCGTCATTTGTTAACGGCCAATATATTTTTTCGGCATTAGATAACAAACACGCCCAAAATGAAAATGTACCTTGAGCCGCGATTATTTTATTAAATGAAGTTATTTCTGAAAAAATATCAAGAATTGACCCATCAATTAATTGAGGGTTATATTTCTTTAATTTTTCTAGTAAACTTGAATGTTGGTATGTGTGGTCTAAACTAACATACAAATTTTCAAAATTTTCTTTTTCTAAAATATCTAAATAATATTCATCAGGTAAAACAAACCGAGCATCGTCCCTACTATTTCTTAACATAATAACAATATCGTTATTATTTCTTTTTTCTTTAACTAAAGAACTATAATAACCTTTAATACGTTCCTTATGTGGTTTAACATAATCGTACTTGGTAAAGTAACCCAAAACCATTATTTTATGATTTGGGTAATTTTTAACAAATTCATCAACACTTCCAAAATGATATAAATCGCTATCATCCATAGTTTTAACAGGTGTATCAAATGAATTTTTACCTTTAAAACCTTTAAACGGAAATACTTGATTTACGTAATTACCTACAGATTGTTCTTCTCTTCGGATTAAAGCGTTTTCAGGTACAATAAAGTCAGACTCAATTAATTCTGCGGCGACTCTGCTAATACCATATATGAATAATTTGTTTCCTAAATTTTTTCTAAACGATGAAAAATGACCACCTAATAAACTATCGGTATATATATCGTATAACTCAACCATAATTTTTTAGTTTAAAAAAACAACACCAGTACCTGAAGAATGTCCAATGTTTGTAATATTTAATTTATCTTCATTAATGTTATTCCAAAATGTTATCATATCATCATTTAAAAAGATATCATCTAAAAGTAATACACCTTTATAATTGATGTTTTTTAAATGATTTAAAAATTCTAACTCAAAATCACCATTATGGAATGTGTCCAACAAAATTATTTTAGACTCTAATAAAATATTATCATACTTACCATTAATAACGTTATCAACAATAAATTCAATATTCTTAGGTCTTTCTTTTAATTGTAATTCATCAAATAAATTAAAAGAATACACTTTATTAGTTTCATTAGTACTTAATGCTAATGCTGATGAACCTTTTAATGTTCCGACATCTACAAATGTTGAATTATTAAAATATCTGGATAAGTAAGTTAATAATCTGTAATGTTCTTCTGATGATTTTCTTTTAAAATAATCTTGATATTCTTCATTATCTATTAATGTATGAAGACTCATATCAAAAATATCTAAAGTTTGATTTTCTAAATTAACAAATATTTCTTTCATATTTTTAATATAAATTTCCTGTGATTCTGTCACACCATCCTTTTGATGCTGAATAAGGCCAAACCACCCAATATTTTGGTTTATGTGTCGTTTGGAACTCTCTCCATACTTTACAATAACCGTCAGGGTCATTTTTCATTCTATTAATTTCATTAATGTCGGCATCTTGTCTATGAATAGTTTCATCATTTTCATCGTGGAATGCTACCACCCAAAATTCATAATCAGTTTCAGGAACTGAATCATAACTAACATCAATACAATGTTTAAAGATTGTTGCAAAACTTGATTCCCATTCTTCCTCCGTTTCGTAAATTGTTGGGTTTGGTGGGTAATGTTTATCTAAGGTATATTGTTGTACCGCTCTTCTTGAAAATCTTAAACCTGAATAAATTTCATAGTCTTTTAAAGTTCTTTCAGTACCAAAACCATATGGATTAAATTCATCAGAAATTTGTTCACCGTCCATACCAAATAGTTTTCTATTTTTTTCGTGTGAAACATTATTTTTTGTTACCCAATCTTTATCATCATCCCATTGTTTTGTTCTTCCTTTTCTAGTATATTCGTGCCATACTAATGTTTTGTGAGGGTGGAATAAATCATATCCAAATGTATATGCTCTAGCGGCAATTGAAATCTCCTCACCGTGAAAATAAAATTCAGGGTCGTGTTGTACTTCATTACTAAACTCACCAACAGTAAATGCGAAATGAGCCGAATAAAATCTTGATGGTACAGGTTCTTTTAAATTTTCCCACCCTTGTATTGTTTCAGGTAAAAAGAATACCGCACCTTCAGGGATAAATCTATCAAAGACCATTCTCCAAGGTTCTTTAACTCTTTCAGCCGGGTCATTTTCAGGATTAAATGACGATACATAACCCGTCAATAATGGTTTTTTAAAACCTTTCTTTTGTAATTGTTTAATCATTTTAATAAACTCATCATCCCAATTTTTCTCAAATCTCATATGTGAGTCTATTTGCATTGTATATTCCTCACCATCATATAATTGTTGTACTTGATTTCTAGCCCAACAAACTCCTTTAGATTCTGTGTATAAAACATCTAATACTCTAAAACGTTTATCGTCTTTGAATTCGTCTAACACATCAAACTTGTCTTCAGGGTGATATTGACGACAAATACCAATTCGTAAATTTTTAGGTCTTTTGGCATTTTCAATCATTGATTTAATTGTGGGAATTAGTTCAGGGTCTCTATAAGACGCAATTTGAATAAAAATTTTCATAAATTTCACTATTTTAGTTTAATAATAATTTTATTTTAAAATAAATAAAGATGTTTTTTTAGATTCCAAAAACATTAAAGAATCTACTACTTTCGGTGTTATAATTTGATAAAACTTCGGCGGGTGTTAGTGCGCGATTATACAGTCTAAAGATTGATTGAGTACCTAAAAAGTCAGAGGCATCACCTGTAAAACAACCGATATCAAGTTGTAAATTATTTTGTTGTACTAAAAATGTTTTAGTTAAATCATATCCGGCATTATTACCATTAATATATGTATAATAACCTGAACTTGTCCATACTGCAACTAAATGAACCCATTGGTTAACTGATGTTGAACCTGTACTTGTATAGATGTCGGCTTGTAATGTTGGTTTAGAACCTAACATCCATAGATGACCTCCGGAGTCTAGCCTCATTCTATAACCTTGATTACTATTTTTACTAAAAATTTCTAAATCATTTAACGCGGTTGGTTTAATCCATACCTCAACAGATACTTCATTAGTGATTGCCGAGAGTGAAGGACTATTTGGTATTCTAACTTTTTCATTACCATAAAATCCAAAACCACCCATTTTATCAGGTAAAAATGTTGGTGCTGCGGGAACTAAATTAGAATAAAAAACACCATCGTTATTATTATCTGTAATGTCATTCCAATTAGTACCCGAACCCGGCCAAGAAAGAGGTGA